GGGGAATGACGGCCGGCGTCACCTGGCTAAGCTGAACCAGCGCCGTCATGCTGCCGCCGGCCCCGAACCCAGCGATTGAAAACTGCGCGATCGCTGAAAATCCGGTCGAAGCGCTGGTCAGGGTGACGAAGACATGACCGGCTTGCGCGCCGCTGCCTTGCTTAGCCCAGATGCGCACGGCGTACTGAGTATTCGGCGAGATGATCGCGTCGCCGAAAACATCCTGGAAGGCGCTTTGCGAGAGCAGGCCTTTTTTGTTGCCGCTGCCGTCGCCGGTGAACTGCCACACCCACCCTGACGCCCAGGATCCTCCCTGCTCCAGCAGGCCGCCCGCGCCTGCCCCGGAATTCGTCCACCCGAGCGGCAAGCGTGTCCCCGAGAGGAAGCCCCCGCAGAAGCCCATGTTCACGAAGTTTTCGACTTTGTTGTAGTCGCCCCAGACCGCGAGACGCGACGCAAAAGAGAAGCACCCGAGCACGGGACCGAGTACCACCTGGTCGAAAAGATCGTTGCCCACCTGGTCGATGGGGATGCCGGCTAAAATCGTGTTGTCGGCAAAGTCGAGAATGGTGTCGGTCGAGCTGTTGTCGAGGATGATGAGCGCCGTTCCGGTGACTTGCCCGGCGACTTGGGGAGTGGCAACCAGAGTAAAGAAATTGTCGCCGCCGGCGCCGGTGATCCCGAACACACGCGCGACGACGTTGTTTGGGCCGAGGCCGATCTCCGTCAGCTGCAGCTGCTGGCCGCCGTTGGCCACAAACTGAATCGGCGGCGAAGGCGCCGAGAGAGAGCCCTGGCGCGTGAGCCACATCATGCACAGCTGGTGCTCGCCGGGTGAAACCTGGCCGATGATGGTCGCTGTGCCCGAACCCGAAGAGTTGTCATTCGGCCCCAGTTGCGCGTAGGTGAAAGTCGTGGCCGACGGGGTTGACTGGATGAAAGCAGTGGTCGACCAAACATCCTGCACGTTGGCGCCGCCGCCGGGTGCGCCCGACGATTCGACCGTGCCGCCCTGCAGGTAAGTGAACTGCGTCGGACTAACGACCGTGGCCACCGCGAAAGTGCCGTTGAAACTGGCGTCCGGGGCGGTCACTCCGGTGATGGCGATGGTGGCGCCGACCGGCAGCCCGTGCGCCGATGCGGTAGTGACGGTGACCACTCCATTCCCGTCGCGCGCGATCGCCGAGATGCCTCCGCCGATCGCGTTGTTGGCGATGCCCGAGATCTGCACCTGCCAGCCCGGAATGAAACCGTGCGCGGCGCTGGTGGTCGCGGTGACCACGTTCGCCACTCGCAGGAGCGCATTGGCGCTCACCGTGACCGTGCCCCCGCCGCCGTTGGCGACCGAGCCCGTCGGATAGAAAATCCCGTTAACGGTGAAAGTCGTCGCGCTGGGAGTGCTCGCCACTTGCCAGCTTTGGTTGACTGCTGGGGTCGAGGTCGAGCCGGCGATGGTGACGTAGTTGCCTTCGGCGAGGTTGTGATTCGTGGTCGTGGTGACGGTGAAATAAGCGTAGTAAGAGAACGTGCCGTACTTGCCGTTGGGCCCGATGGGGATCGTGGTCAGCCCGCCGAAGACGATGCCGCCCGGCGAAACCGCGATGTTGACATGTACGGCCGAGCCCGCGAGGGTGGCGCTGGCCGGCTGAAAGTTGGCCACCTGCGGCGAGGCGCCTGGTCCGTCCATGGTGAGCCGGTCGAGGTTGGTGCCGTCGTACTGCAGCGGCACACCCTGGCCGTGCAGGAGATCGGAGAACGCGATGTATTCACGCCCGAAGGCGCTCACCGATTGCGCGTAGAGGCCCGCAGGCACGGAGCCGATCTGTGCCGGATTCAGCGGGCTGTTGCCCACATCTTCGGCCCACAGCTTGCCGTCCGAAGTGAGCGCCAGGGTCAGCGGATCATCGTTCGGCTGGATGAAAGTTTTTTCGTAGAGCACGCTGGTGCCGGCAGGGAGGGCGCCGCCCGCGTAGAGTCGCGCGAGTCCTGGCCGCGAGATCCAATCTCCAGGAAGATAGATTCCGTCCTCGGTGTCGAAGCTCAGGCCTTCGGGCACGTCCGACGGCGACATATCCGTTTTACGGCCGCCGAACAGAGCCAGAGTTACGTCTTTGACTTGCTGGTCCTGAATCTGCGGAAGCTGTGCGGTGAGTCCCATCGTGGTTTCAGATCGCTACGACCGTTGGCGCGGGCGTCCCGCCGAAATAGATCCACGGCGAAAGCTCCGACGCGGAGAACATGGTTGCGGCGCGGAAGTAGAGCCTTTGCCCCTTGAGGTACTGCTGCCAGGTGAGCGAGATTCCATTGTCGATGCGGGTGACGGTGCCGGCCGCGAAATTCGGCGTGGTCGCGTACTCGATCACGTAGCGCGCGCCGGCGGGCGCGCTGTTGTGCGTCAGGGTGACGCTGGCGAACCCGTTCTGCCCGACGACGCCGATCGCCGTCACCGGATGCGGCGCCGCCGGCGGCCCTTCCTGGCCGAAGTTGCCCTGCGCGCGCGTGGCCTGGACCTGGGAGGCGAGATCGTCGAGCGCCTGCGCCACCAGGCGGTCTTTTTGCTGGAGCTCCGCCTGGTTGCGATAGTTCGCGCCTGGCTGCGAGATCGCCATCAGCGGTTACGGTTGGACGAAGATGCCTTCGCCCTGGATGCTGTCATTCAGGACGCCCGCGGGGTAGTTGCCGGCGGAGAGCTCAGTCAGCGCGGTCTGCGCGGCGGCGCCGGTGAACACCTGCATGGCGCCATTCTGCAGCGTGGTTCCAGGCGCGTAGCTGTATACGTAGAGGTTTCCGCTGTTGGCCGCGCCCTTCGGCCGAATTGACTGGATTTCGACCTTCACCGGCAATTCAAAGGTCGGCAGCACCTGGCCGGGCATTCCGCCAAGCAGGGCATTCAATCCGGTGAGATCGAGCGTGTCGCCGCCGGCCACGTAGGGGTTCGCGTTGCCGGGGGTGTTGACGTTGGTCGCGGTGATGATGAACAGAACGTGAAACATTTTCCCCGTCTTCCAGTTGAGCGGCTGCAGCATGGAAGACGAAGTCTGCACGGCAATGGTGAGCATCGAAGGTTTCTCCTTGTGAAATTTGTCAGTAGGGCATGTGACCGCGCCGGCGCCGGCCGCGGGTTCCCCAGGCGATCCGCGACACGCTGGCGCGCTGCTTGAGTTTGGTGGCTTCGCTGGTGATCTTGGCGATCGCCATGTCGCCGGCGTCGTTGAATCCCTGCGCCAGTGCCTGGCCGCCGCGCGGGGTGACGAAGATCGCCGCGGAATAGTTGGCGACGGATTCACCGCAGCCCAGGATCGGGACCGGGGTTTGCGCGAACGTCGCGCCCGGCGCGATGTCGGCGAGGTAAGCCGCGTAGCGCAGTTTCATGTCCATCGCGACGATCGCGCCGCGGAGATAGATCGCGTCCTCGCGCCAGTCCCAGTATCGGTTCCAGCTGCCCTTCGCCTTCGAGCGCAGCCCGTTGGGTGCGGGGTGCATCGGCCGCAGGACGTTGAGGTTCGGATTGGTCGGCGTGGCGCCCGAGACACTCTGCCGCTCGTCGAGATGCAGCGGGATGATGAGATCCTGGGGCAGCACGGGGCAGCCGGCGAGCGACCCCGGCGTCCAAAAGGTGACGCCGTCGTAAAATCCCTGCCAGTTGATATATTGCTCGACCGCGGGATCGAGGTTCGCAATCACCGGGAGGCCAGTGACGATCGCGGTGTTTTCCAGGCGCGGGTGCCCCTTGATCGCCATCTGCTTTTGCACTTTGCGCCAGCCGAGATTGATGGTGGGCAGGACGTAGGCCTGTGAGTCGGAGAAGATGTCGCCGGTCGGAATCACCAGCGAGTAGGCCTTGCCGTTTCCGACGGCCGCCTGGTTGACCAGCGTCGCCGTCGTCGGCGACGTCACCATCGCGATCACGTTGGGCACGCCGTTGATGAGGATCGGGGCATTGTTCATCAGGGCGCTAAACTGGTTCCCCGATACCCAGGTGATCGAAAAGCCGCCGCCGCCCACGTTGACCACGCCAGCGTTGTTCGGCTGGATCCCCGCGATGAAGTCGCCGAGCAGGGTGCGAACCATCTGCGTGATGGTCGAGAGCGCGTCGTAAGGCGCTTGGGGCGCGAGAGCCATTTAGCTACTCGCCCATCTCCATCGTCGGCCGCGTGTTTTCTCCAGGGCCGGCTTTCTTCTTTCCCTTGCCCTTCGCCGGCGCCGCGGCGTTCTCAGTTGCGGCCGCGCCCAGGATCTCGGCGTTTTCGCGTGCGCGCTGCTGTGCCCGCGCCTTGACTGACTGCTCGTCGATCGCCAGGTGGCAATGTTTGCAAACGTTGGCGCCTTCGCGAATGTCTTCGCCGCACTCCGGGCACTGCGACATGGTGTGTTCCAGGTTGCCCCAGAGCGGCTTGAGGCCCAACTGCTGGGTTGCCCAGTTGTAGAGCTTGCGATCCTCCATCCGGACTTTGTCGCCGGCCTGCACCTTCTCGGCGCCGGTCTGATAGACCAGCTGCGCCATCTGGTGAAGTTTGTCGCTCGCGGCCTCGATCTCTTCGTCGGTCGGCTCTTCGGTGGCCGAGGAGAACACGCCGAACCATTCGCCGTTGGTGGTGAAAAGGTCGAGCTCGCGCGTGGTTGAGTTCCGGCCGATGATGTCGTCGACCACTCCATTCACCTGGCGGCGCTCGGTGCCTTGCTTCTGGATCCCGGTGACGGCCGGATCGATGACGATGCCGAGATTGTTGCCGCCGTCGGCCAGGTCAATCTCGCTCAGGTTGAGCATAGGCACGGCAATCGGCTCGGAATGCCGCGCGCCCTTGGGGCACGGGGGAATCGTCCACTCTCGGCCGGCGCCGACGCCCTTCCAGACCCGCGGCCCGACGTTGAAAATGTAGACGTTCGGAATTTCGACCAGGGACAGCGCAGCTTCTTGCGCGAAGATCTGGCGATTGCGTTTCTGCAGCGCCTGCACTCCGCCTTGCACGGGAACCAGCATGGTAAATTCTCCTTGGGTTAGTGAATCAGGGTTTTCCCCTGTTTGCGCGCGCGCGCGCGGCGTTGCTTCTCGATCGGCGCCGGCAGCGGGTCGAGGCCCAGGTGCACGCCGGCTTTGTCCGCGAGCTTCTCGATCGCGCGGAGATCGCCGAGGTTGTCGTCGTAAACCTTGTCGAATTGATCGTGGAAAGCCTTCTCTTCGCGCTCGATCATTTCCTGGTCGTAATTCCGCAGCTGCCAGGCCTGCACCGCTTTGCCGCGCTCGATGCAGTGCAGCAGTAGCCGCAGATTGTCGGATCCGAAATCGTCGAGCGAAAGGTAGATGGTCGTTTCGAGTGCCGGCTGCTCCATCATGTCGAGCATCTGCAGCTGGAAGGTGTGGGTGTGGCAATACTCGCCGTCGGCGGGCTTTGGCCCGAAGGCCTGTTCGTTCCAGTGGCCGTAGATCTCCCAGGGCAGCAGCACTTCGAGGATCCAGCGCTCGCCCAGGCGCGGGTATTTGTGCACTTCCATCTCAACGAACTGCCCGGTTTCCGGGTTTAAGATGTTCATCTTTCGGGTGCGATCGGGATTCCAGATCACGCGATATTTCGGCAGGCCGCTCTCGGTGACACCGAAATCGGCGCACACTCGCTCCACCCACTCGGGCACGGGATGCGGCTCGGGCCGCTCGATCGAAGCGTTGGCCAGGTCGCTCATTTTCCGGTGCCGGTGATCTCGGGATCCGCGGTCGCGTGCACGCGCTCGTACTCCTCGCGCGTCATAATCACCTGCATAATTTCTTCTTCGCGCAGGCACAGCAGCGGCTCCGCGTTTTTGTTGGCGACGCCGAAGAGCGGTAGATCGCTGCCGGCGTATTTGCCGAACATCACCACCGCGCCAACGCGAACCCGCAAGGGAATGAGAGTTCCGACCAGGTTATAGCGGCCCTGTCCGACGCCGACGACGACCCCGAAGGAAGCCGGATTCTTGCCCGTGTCCGGGAGAATGATTCCGTTGGCGCTGAGTTCGGCCTGGGCGATCCGCTTCACATTCACGCGATCGCCGAGCGGGACCGCGACCGCGTCGTCCTTGAGCGCGTTCTGCTGGACGTCGAGAACGGCTTCGGCTTTCGCCGCGGCGCTCTTGATGTCGAGGCCGGTCGAGCCTTCGCTGTTGCGCAGCGCGAATTCGGCGCGGTTGTCGTGGATGACGAGTTCAGCAGCCTTGGTAGCCACAGTTGTGCCCCTCCGGGTAAACGGTGATGACATCTTTTGCGGTCAACGGGCCGCACTTCCGACACCAGGGATCCGCTTCCGAGATCCTGCTGTGCGCTCGGCCAGCGGTCATGCAGTGCCCGCAGAAGTGTTGGCGGGGACACTCGCAGCTGACGCCGAATCGGGTTGAGGTTTCGGTTGGCACGGTGGTAAAGCGTAGCCGCGCGAGGCATCGTTCAAAAAGTTGATGGCGAGCGTGAGCCGGTTTTCTGCGACCGATCGGTTAAAGGCGGACTGCAGGCGCACAAACTTCGCGTGCGTCTCGCCTGCAATCCGCCTTTTGTTCCGATGGTTGCTCACTGCGGTTTAGGTGCCGGACGGCAAAGCGCAGCCGTCATAGTAGAGCCCGAACTTCGGCTGCTCCATGCAGACCTGGAAGCCGCCCCAGATGTACTCGATGATGGAGAAGTCGAGACCGCCATCATCGCCGTAAGTCTGGAATTCGGTCTGTCCGTTGCGGGTCAGCGGACCGACGGGCTGCAGTTCGCCGCGGAACCAGCGATCAATCGCCAGGGCGTCGATCACGCCAGGGGTGGCCAGCTTCGACACGAGTTTCTTGTAGCCGGACATGGTGGCCGCGGCCATTTTCTTCATCATGTCGATGTTGCGATCACCCTTGGCTTCGTTCCAGATGATCGTGGGGTTAGCCAGGTAGGCGTAGTTCGAGAGCGATTGCTGCTGGTCGTAGCCCATGTGCATGAGCAGGTCCAGCGCTTCGCCCTCGTCCTCCGGCAGCACGCGCCGCAGATAGACCAGGCCAAGATCGACCGCCGACGGGGAAATGGCGAAATTGTTCATCGCCAGGTGCGGGGTCTTCAGTTGGCCGGGAAAGCTGCCGCGCGGCAGGTTGTTCCAGCTGCCGGTGTTCGAGTCCAAGTGATTGGAACGCAGCGAGCCCAGCGACGAGTTGACAATGCCGGGCGAGCCGTCCACCGCGAGCACGTTGCCGACGGCGATGTTCGGCGGCAGGGCGCCTGTGACGTAGAGCGTCTTGGCGTTGACGTCGATATTGAGCGTCGTGATCGGGCCGAGCGAGGCCTGGCCCACCGCGGGCAGCACCTGGTAGACCTTGTTGCCCTGGAATTTGTTGGCGTTGTTCACTCCGATCGCGTTGCCCGTGATCGACGTGATGGTGTCGAGGATGCCGGCAGCGTTGAGATCGGAATTCAGCAGCGACTCGCAGAGGTTGCGGAACTGCGAGATCTGCTTTTCCAGGTTGCGCTTTTTGTAGTCAGCGACGGACTTCTTGGAGTTGTCCGTGGCCGCCATCGCGAGGTCGGTCATTTCGGTGCAAGCCAGGAAAAATGCGGCCTGCACTTGGGCGCGCGCCTGGGTGATGGCGGCGCCGCGGCCGGCGCTTCCGCCGTCCGGATCGACCTGGCGGGTGAGAGTGCCAGGCACGAGATCGAGCGTCCACCAGAGAACGCGCGAGCTCATGGTTTCTGTGGGGCGGTTGTCGATCTTGTCGAACAGCATCGAGTCGCGCTGCATTCCGTCCGTGACTTTGCGGATGAAGGCTTCGAGCTGCGAGGCGACGGTTTGCGCGTTGTTGCCGGCCGCAAAGCAGGCGATCCCGTTCAGGAAGATCTGGATCCAGAAGAGGAGCAGGAACTGAAAAATAGAAAACATCGAGGCTCACCTTTCGTAAGTGGGCTTCGCGGGTCGCCCCTTTTCGCGCGCGGGCGCCGGCTCGGGACTGGTGCCGTGTGTGGTGACCGTTGAGCAGTGCGCCGATCGGAGCCCAGCGCGAGCTCGCCGGAATCCATCCGGCAGGTCCACCTGTCGCGTCCCGTTTTTTGGGCTGAGTCCGGCTCTCAGTGACGCGAGAGGCAGCAAAATGTTTTCAGTAGCGGACGATGACTTTCGAGCCGTCGTTCAAGATATATTTCCCGTCGAGCTGCAGCCGGGTCGAGGTCTTCGCCCAATCAATCTCGTCTTTCGCCGGCCTGGCCGAAACGCTTTTCCAGCCATGGTTCTGCGCGGCGTTTCCGCGGTCCTGGCCACCGTCGCCGCCGGCGCTAGTTTTTCCGGGTTTCTTTTTGCCGCGGAACAGTCCACGTTCGCCGATCGCGGCGCGCACGGCGTCGGGTATCAGCGAGTCGTGTTTGCGGTTGATGGCGGCTAGCGCGCGTTTCAGGTCATTGGTGCGCACGTGGGCCGCGTACTTGTCGCAGAATCGGGTGTCTTTGATGGCCGCCTCCATGATCCGCTTGTGGACGTCATTCAGCAGATCCCGCCACTCGCCGGGGAATTCTTTCGCGAGTTTGTCGAGGTTCAGATCCAGCTTCTTGGCTTCGGCCTGTAGAGTTTTAACGACGCCCTTTCTCAAGTAGGGGTTGGCGTCCCGGTTCACGTCGGCGTAGCGCGTGTTCATCTCGCGCTCTTCGATCTTTTTTTCGCGATCGGTGAGCGCCTTGTTTTTCTCGTCGGGCTTTTCCTTCGGGGCCTTGTCGGCCGTCTCGTAACGCGAGTTGTAGTAGTCGGAAAGCGCTTTGGCCAGCTTGGCCGCTTCCGGGTTGTTCTGCAGGCCGGCCAGAAATTCGTGGATGCGATGGATGGGGCAGGCTTTCAGATCATCGACGATGATCTTCGCCATCAGGTGATCGTATTGCTCGGGGTGGTTATCCCCAACGTAGTCGAGCGCGTGACGGAAGGCGGCGAGCGAGGCGTCGGCGTTCTCTTTGAAACTGGTTTCGATCCAGCGCGCCGGGTTTTTCTCGAAGTCTTCGGCGTCGGCGTGGTAGGTGTCAAGTTCGTCGTGCATCTGCTCGATCCCCTCGAAGCCGCCGAGCTCTTCCACTTTCTGCGACAGCTGGAGCGCCTCATTGACTCCGCGAGGGAAGGACTTCATCAAGCGCTGGTTGGCAAAGTAGAGTTGCTTGGCTTCTTTGCCGAGCCCGGCTTCATTCGCCGCGTCGAAAAGTTTTTTCCATTTGCCGGGCACCTGGCGGCCGCCGCCAATATCGACTAGGGCTTCGGGATCAATCGTGGTGTCGTCCGCTGCGTCATCATCGCCCGCAGCTGCGTCGCTGTCCGCGACATCGTCTGCGCCGGCATCATCCGCGCCTGCGCCATCACTGGCGTCACCATCATCGCCGCCATCGCCGGCATCGCCGCCGTCGCCACCGCCCCCATCCACTCCGGCCAGGGCATCGACGCCGGCGGCGAAGAGTCCGAAAATCGGAAACAACCAGAAATTAAGCAGATACCGTAGCATTGGATCCTCCTAAAGGTGCCGCGAGCGCCGCGGCTGGTGCTGCTGCTGCTGCTGCTGGGGCTTTCTTCACCGGAGGCACTACGCCTGCGCCTGCGGCTGGCAGTGCAGGGGCGCCGGGGGCTCCGGGCAAAGCGGGAACTGGCGGCGGGGGAATGATCCCGAGCAGGTCCGGGGGGATTTGAATGCCTGAGGTCTGCGCCCGTTTCAGGTGTGCCGTCATGTGCAGCACCAGGTCCTCGACAACTTCGGGCGCCTCGGTCAGCAGATCCCAAACTTCCTGGCTTTCTAAAATTCGGCGGCAGGTCCGGGCGTGTTCGATGTCGTCATCGCCGACGCGGATCGGTACACTCGACTTCGGTTCCGGCGGTTCCTCGGGGACGGGCGGCGCCGGCGTTCCAGGATTCACCGCCTCGATCGCCTGCTGCGCCGCTTGCTGTTTTGCGGCCGTCTTCGCCTGGGCGCCTTCGACGTCGGGAATAGGGCCGTCTTCCTTTTTCATCAGTTCCCACTCGTTCAGTTGGCGATCGCGCGCCTGCTCGCCGGGCATGACCAGCTTGAGGCCGATCGCTTCTTTCAGGCCGACGCGGTTGTCAGGCTCGGCGAGGATCTGCGCGGAAATGCCGGCGGGGTTCGACTCGGCCGACTGGAAGATGCCGAACCAGCGATTCTGCTGGTCGGTGTGGGACTCGGGGAAATTCTGGTCGGTGATCGCGGTCGAGAGATAGCCGCCACTGCCGAGCACCCCCACATCGACCGAGACTGTCTTCGATCTTCCACCTTTTTCGGGGAGCGAAACTTGGATCTGTTTCTGTTCGCGTTTGGCTGCCAGGCGTGCCGCCTGCCAGCGAATGCCGGCGGCGAATTGCAGGTAGGGCACCCAAACGATCGCCATCACCCCGAGCGACATATCCTTCGCCTGCTGGTAGGCCTTCGCGGTCTTCTGGTCTTCCATGTTGCCGCCAAACATCGCCGGCTGGATGTTGGCCAGCTGCTGCGGGAGCGTCGCCTGCAGGTTCGCGATCCACTGCGGAAAGCTTGCGGGGACGTCGACGGTCTGCTCCTGGAAAATGTTCTCGGCAAGAGGCAGGCCATTGTCGATCTGCAGCGCCGCCCACTCCCCGAACCGCGAAAACTGCTCGGTGAGCGCGGCCAGGCTGGTCTGCTGCGTGTTGACCAGGGTGTGTGGGATGCACTTGTGGATCATTTCGCTGTACATGCCCATCGCGTCGTTGAATTCCATCTGGATCGGAATGAGCGCGTCGGACTTCGAGCCACGAGTGTTGCCGGTGCCGGGATTGGTGTGCATCACTTTGACCTGGGCGTCCGTCGCGATTGGCTTGGCGCCGGCGAACACGGTGCCGATATATTTCACCTGGCAGCCTTTCTCGAAAATGCCTTTGATCTTGCGCTTGTCTCCGCTCTCGGTCTTGTCTTCGCCGCCGATCCAGAAGGCTTGCTTGTCGGGGGAAAGGTGGCGGAAGGCCTGCGGCCGCAGCCACCAACGTGCCTCGGTGACCAGGTAGGCGAGCGTGTCCGAGGAAACTTGCGCGATACCCTCAGCCACCGCGATCCGCGACATGCGCGCGATCTCGTTGTTCGGGATCTGGCCCTTGGCGGAGTTCTCGATCTTCGACGCGAGCTTGGGGTTCTCGTGCTTGGCGGTGACGATGTCGAGCTCGCGCTCGACTTTCAGGTAAGGCCACTTGCGGAACGGCTCGACGATGGGGCACTTGGTTTCGAGCACGCCGTAGTAGTGCGTGATCTCGGAGCCGAGCGGCTCGCCGTCTTCGTCGACGCCGCATTTTTCCTCGTCGGTTTCGTAGTCGGTGACGGCGACGATGCGGCCGTCGGTCCACATCAGGGTCCCGACTTCCGACTGCGCGACTTTCGGCGGGTTGAATTTCTGGTACACATCGAGGTATTTGCCGGCTTCGCGCGCGGCCTTCACCGAGTCGCCGTTTTGCGGCTTGTCGGGTTCCATGCGCGAGGGCGCCGCGGTTTGCGAGAAGACGGCATTGAAGACGTCGTGGTAGGCGCGGTAGAGGTTGAACTCTTCCTCGAAAAACTCTTCGTAATTTTCATCCTCATCGCCGAGCGTCACGCCCGACGGGCCGACCTGGAAGGTGCCGGCGTCCGAGTTCCATTCCGGATGCTGCTGCCCGATCAGAAAATAGCGCCGCAGGGTGGTGCGAATGATCTCGATCATGCGCGCCCACTCGTCGCGCTGATCCATCGCGCCACACACGTCCCGCAGTTCTCCCAGGCGGGCTTCGGAGAGGTTCGAGAAGTCGTCGGCGTAAGGCTTGCCGTCGGTGGTCTCGTAGCTCTGTTCTTCTTCTTCCGCGGCGTCGCCGGCCGGCGACGCCTGGTCGAGTTCTTCGGTGATGTCCATTTAGCGGTGCAAATCTCCGCCCTTCATAAACCGCAATCCCAGCAGGCCACGGGCGCGAATATGAGGGTTCGAGGAGTGGGATTCGACTTCGGCTTCTTGCCGCTTCGATCGCTTGTTCCGCTTTGCCGCTCGCGTTTCCGCGCCCGGATGCCGGATGGCTTTCCTGATGAAGTTGGCCATAGCTACTCGCTCGGTTGAGAACTATCTGGCGCAGGTGACCCGGTTGGCTTCAGTTCAGAGAGAGAAGGTGAAGAAGCGCGGTCCTGCGCCAGAGCTTGTTGTTGTCCCTGCTTTCGCGCCCAGGCGCGGAGATCGGCCAGCTGCTGCCGATGTTCCGGTTTGAGCACGGAGCGGGACAAGGGAAATCAGTCGTGCTTCGGCCGCTTACGCTTGCGCTCGGGGAGGCCGCTTTCCGGCGTATCGGCGAATTCGTGCAGCTGCCGGTGGGTCATGCCGAGCAACGATCGGTTTCGCTTGTAGAGCTTCTCCGGATCGTGCTCGGCGATCGCCGTGGCGCGCCGCATCTTGATCGACAGCGCGGGCACGTCAGTTGAGGACACGCATCGTCAGGTTAACCAGCTTGGGGACAGCAGTGGAAGAGGTGGTTTGCACCATGACGATGTGAATCCGGGACGGACCGGCCAGATTCAACGAACCCACAGCAGAAGTGGGGGCAGAGCCGGTCGAAGCGCTGGCCGCTGGTCCCACGTTAGGAGCGACGAATGGAGTGGCGCAGGTATTGAGGGCGCACTCTGCGAGGTAGCCGTGAGCGGTTTGCAGTGAGCCGCCCGTAGCCCCAGCCGCCGCCACTGTGGTTGTGATGTCCTGGCAGAAATCGAACGAGGCGACGGTGCCAGTCGTCAGAGTGCCCAAGGCCATCGGGCCGCCGAGCTTTACGGGTAAGCCCGTGGTCACGTCCGAGCCTTGCGCATCCCACTCGAATTCAATCTGCACAATCGTGCTTGCGCCCTGGGTCGAGGAATACGCATAGCCACAGATCTCAACTGAGCGCCCCACGTAGTTCATAAAGCCCGCGGGCAGATCGAGGGTTCCGAGGATTTGCGGGACCGTCGAGGCTGCCGCAGTGGTGATGTTGAAAGGAGCGTAGGTGCGATTCACTCCAGGGGTTCCCGGCGAGGCGCCCGGCTGGTACTGGTAGACCGTGCGCGAAGCCGTGTTCCCTTCGAGGTAAGAGTTCGGGGCGGAACCATCCTGGCCGCCGGCAAACACCGGCAGCGGAGAGGTGACCACCGGATAAGCGGCCACAGTTGCGCCCGACCCGGTCTCGCCGTAGGTGGCGTTGCTGATGGCGCAGGCGAAAATTCCCGCCGGCAAGAGGATCGGACTTAAGGTGCAGACCCCGTTTCCTACTGGAAGGTTGCCGGTTACGCTGGGCTGGGTCCACAGTTTCACCTGGTACTCGTTCTGGGTTGCGCCAGACTCCAGTCCGATGTAGGGAATCCATCCGACGGCGCCGGTCGCTGGCGGAGGCGCAGTGAACACGATGGCTTTCGCCGAGGTGTCAGCGAACGAATAGTCCGAAGAGCACGGGCCTTCGTGGCCCATGATGTCCACCAGCGAATAGCAGAGGTGGATGGTGCCCCCGGTGTAGGAAGCAGATCCTGCAACCGTGGTGCTGGAGAACGCCGTGCCCGAAGCCAGCGCGGAGGGAGCCGAGAAGGCAGTGCCAAACGCCGGAGTGGGGTTCCAGTAGAGCGGCGGGCCTTGCTGGTCATCCTCGAAGGTGACGTTGGGGTAGGGCAGAATCGCCTGCAGCGCCGCTGTCTGGTTGGCGTAGCAGTTGGTGCAGGAAGTATTCAGCTGAGCTTTCCAGCCGGGAGCGAGCACCACTACGCCGCCGCCCCAGTTGACCGCATCGTTGGCGGCTTCGGCAGCTCCGGCTGTGCCGGAACTCACTGAGGCGCCAATCCCGTGCGTGAAGCTGAAGCTGGCGGTGACGCTGCAGGTCACCAGGATCGCGTCCTGGTTCATGCCCTGCGATTTGTAGCAGCCGGAAACTGCGGTCGGCGTCACCAGCTCCGGCGTGGTGTCATTGATGACGATGGGCACGCCAACCGCGAACGGAACGATGGAACGGCCGTCCTTCAGGACGATGTAGCCACCGCGCAGGGTGATCGTCGAAGAGCCGGTCGAAGCGTTGCCGCCATAGACCTGCGAATCGAGAGGGTTGCCGTAGTTGCTGTACTCGTTGGCCACAAACTTTCCGGCGACAAACGAGATCGCGGACGGGCCGGTCGAAGTGGCGATGGGAATCGATTGCGCCTTGGCTTGCGGCACCAGGAGAGGCAGCGGTAAAAGGCCACCATTGTGCCCTCCGATGAACAGATCCAGTGCGATGTACAACCAGAGAATCAAACGTAGCTTTTTCATGGTGCTGGTTTTCTCCTAGTGGGAAGTCGATCGAAATGGTGAAACGTCGGAAACTGTTGGTTACTCGCAGCTGCCGGCGCGGCCGTAGCTGCCGGCGATGTCATCGGCGTCCATATCGCCGCCGCCTTCGTTGCCGCTGCCGTCGTCGGCGGATTCCTCGCGGTCCTCGCCGTGGCCGAACTTCTCGTCCATGTGATCGCGGCCGTCTTCGTAGGTGGCGTAATCGCCGTGTTCCTTGCGGCCGTCGGGATGAGTGTGCACGGAGTGGTAGCCGCCGCCCTCGTCCTCGTGGAGCTCGTGGTGATGCAGGCCGTCGCCTTTCGACTTGCTGTCCTTGCCGGCCTTGTCATCACCGCTGTCCACGGCGCGATCGGCGCCGTGGAAAAACGGTTTACGTTCGCTTGTCAGCATGGTTGTGTGCTGCCTCGTTTCTTCGGAGTGTTGAGCGGGGACGCGCTGCTACTGCTTCGGGGCTTCGCTGCCTGAGGCGCTTTGGCCTTCCGTAGCAGTTGCGCCAGGGAATGCCGCCGGCTTCGTCATAGCGGCCGCGATCGTATCCGACTGCAGCTTCGCGATGATCTTGCCCTGCTTGTCGATCTGGTTGTTGGCGTCGGCCAGCTTGAACTCGGCGAGTTCCGCGCGGGCGCGCTGCCGGTTCGACTGATCGCTCTGCTTGAGCGCCTCAGCCGTGGCTTCGCCCAGGTTGCGGCGCAGGCGATCCACCAGCTCGTCATTATCACCGACGAATTCTGACCATTCGCCGTGGCCGCGTTGGGCGGCGACGTCGGCCGGCGACTGGATCGCTTTCTTCTTTTTGAATTCGTCCGAGAAAAGGTGCGAGACGTGGACCACGTCGTGCTCGGTGAAAACCTGCGGGATGCGGCCGACAGGATAGACGAAGTTTCCGTCCTTGTCCTTGTCGAGTCCGCTTTCGCGGGCCGGGTCAATGACGGCCAGGGTGAGCAGCGGCTCGCCGTGTGATCCCAGGTGGGACACTTCGCCGAAGCGATGTGCCAGGACCAGAGCGGGAAGCACGCGGCCGAAGGCTTTGAACAGCACCACATCGGGAATGACGACGGGCGCCGGCTTAGTCTGCGTTGGAACTGGAGTGCTAGTTGCCATTGGAATTTTTCTCCTTGGATTGAGTTGCTAATTCGAGCGCGCTGGCCAGGGCGTCGGTCTTTTTCTGGGGCGTGTTCGTCTCGCGGCGCGCCATATTGAAAAACTGCCGGAACGGTACGCGCTGACGCGGCCGCGCACGCCCTGAACTCCGGCCGGCTTTTTGACCGGCCGCAGGCTCTACCATTGAGCTACTCGCCAGGGGCACCGGCGAGGCAGGAGTCGAACCTGCAACACTTTTTCCCTCTTCCGCCATTCTCACCACAGGGAAGAGCAGCCCGCGATAGACGCGCATCTCCTGGTAAGCGCCATCGCGATCGTTCTTGACTTCCTCGACCAGCTGCTCAAAGACCGCGCGCTGGCGCTCGAAGGCGAACCACCCGACGCCCAGGATGGCGACGAGCAGCCCCGCAAGAAACCAGATCACTGCCGTCATCGCCGTCCGCGCCTGACGCGGCCACTAGTCAGGATCGAACGCCGCTTGCGTTTCCGCGATCGCTGGTGCTCGTCTTTGAAAACTGCGTGCTGCATGAAAATCTCTTGCCGAAGTTCCCGCATATCGTCGGCCGTCATCACCCGCGCCCCGGCTTTCACTGCTTCCGCCAGGTTCTCCGCCGGGATGGTGCCGAGCTCGCCTGTCGGCGACATCACGCGAACGTTACTCACGCGCCTCGCCGAGCCCCAGCCGCTAGCAGCAAACTGTCGTCAACGGTTATGGTGTGCTTCTCGACCAGGCCGAGAATGTATTCCGGGGTTCGCCCGGTGAGCCGCGCGGTTTCATCGACCAGGGCGCGGATGGCGGCGACGGCATCCATGCCGCGGGCGTCCTGCCGGCATTCGACGCGCGCGGTGTGTCCGCGCTGCAGGTCGAAATCGACGATGATGGTAAAGGTGGCTTTCATCGCCCTCCAACCTGCTCAGCCACGGATTTGTCTGAGTTGTTTGCCAGGGTGAGTGTCACTGTGCCCGTGTTGCACTCGCCGATAAACTCTTCGATCGCCGATGTAAGAAAGCTCAGCACCGCGAATTTGTCGGTTCGCCAGGTGTAAACGGCGAAGGTCGCCGGGTTCATATCATCGCCCTCTCTTTACGGCTTTACGGCCGCCAAACTTCGCGAACCAGTCTTCGCCTGGCTTGGCCGGCTCGACCCGCGCCGCGAAGCGCTGCCGCACCTGGTGGAATTTCTCTTCGAGCGAGACCTCGTCGGGTTTGGCGACGCTGCCGATCATCCACTGCAGGCCCATGCCGGCGGAGTCGACAGGATCGTCGCCGGTGGTGGCTTCGTTCCAGTCCATTTTCGCCATCTGCTCGGGGTCGTTTTCGTCGCGGATCATTTCGGGGATGGCGGCGATCAGTTTCGGGCAGGCGTCCGAGATCAGCCAGGTGCCGGCTTCGATGACCTGCGACATCAGCCGGGCGCGAATCAGCCGCACGCCGGGCGAGGAATCGCAGGGGTGAGGCTTGGGGATGCGTGGGCCGAGCGCCGCAGCCACTAGATCGGAGATCGACTTCGGCTGCCGCTTGCTGGCCCGCGGCGAAAGTTTGCCGGCATCCCAGGAGAACACGAAGTTTTTCAGCTGGGCGAATTTGAAATCCTGGGCCTCGGCGGCCGTCAGTTGCCGCCCGACTTCCGCTTCGCCAACTCCGCGGCCCCAGATCTCGCGATAGGTAATTACGCAATTTCTTTCGTCCTTGGCGTGCCAGTGGAAAGTATGTGGGTGATCGAAGCCCCAGTCGCCCGAAAGCGTGCGCGCGTGCCAGGGCTGGATCTTGGCCATCGCCTCGGCGTGGGGAATGACGTGACAAGGGACAATCGTCGAATCGGCGTTGAACCGCGGGAAATATTGCCCGGTGTAGATGTCCCAGTTGCCGTAGGCGACGCGGCCAGCCATCTCTGGGGGCAACGTCTTGAGGCTTTTGCTGTAGCCAGGCGCGAGTTTGGTGTTGTCCGTGGTCTTGGCGTGCACCCGAACGAACTGGTCCGCGATCGGCCGCATCTCCGCGGGGAATTCTTTTTTGATCCAGTACTTCTTGACCCAGGCGTGCCCTTTGCCGCCGGGGTTGGTCGCGGCGCCGAATTTCGGCCGCGCAATTCCTGGCCAGCGGAGGCGCCAGCGCAGATCGTTGAAAACCGACAGCGGGTTTTTGGTGAGCTCATCGACCGCGATGGCCGCGAATTCGGCCGAGGAATACTCGTCGGGCTTGGCCAGGTTACGAATGCAAAGATGGCCGCCGCCGTACTCATCGCGGAGAACGAAGTCGAGGGCGGGATCACTGCGAAAGGTGCCGAGCCCGCGGGGAAACTCGGCGCGCATTCGGGAGACCTGGCGGTCCTGGAGCGTCTTGAAGGTTTCGCAGAAGATGCCAACGCGAACCCCGCGCAGGCCGAGTTTCTGGTAGCAGGCGACCAGGAAGAGAACCAGCCACCAGCGCAGGATGTAGCTTTTGCCGGCGCCGCCTTCGCCTTCGTAGAGAACGAAATCATAATTGGTGATCTGCCGAAGAAATTCCCATTGCGGTTCAATTGGGCTTACCAGCCGCGAGAGGCTCACCGGGGGCAATAAGCTCGGGGAGGTCGCCAAAGTCTAACTCTCTCGCCGACTCTCGCGTGTCGCCCATGAAAACGCCCTGTGCCGGCTTGCCATCGCGTCGGTCGGTCAGATATTTGCGCGCCTCAAAGCTCACCCGCTGGTCGCGCGCCGCCAGGTGCACCCACCAGGCGCAAACTTCGCAGCGGCAGATGGCATGATCGGCGCGGGTGCGGCAGTGCGCGCATTCGATCGTGATTCCAGCCCCGCCTTCCTTGTCGCTTTTGAGGTGTTGGCATTCACACTTCTTGCCGCGGCAGGTTTCGCACTCGCAGGTCCGGATGTGGACCGGCGGCCCGTCCATCGCGAGCACGGTGGTCGCGATGCCTTTGTCGGCGCGCAGCGGGATCTGCGGTTTCGGCGGCCGGCCGACCTTGTTGCCGCTGGCCGCGGCTTGTCTCCTGCGATCGCCGCCTCGTCCCTGGGGCATTAGGTTCCAAACGTTTCGCGCAAATTCAGGCGATACACCTTGAGCTTGAGGCGCGACTCCTCGCCGTCGATGCGCTCGAAGAGATGGCGCTCGGCGAAGGCGCAGGTCTCCGGGTGCCGGCAGAGGAAGTAGAGCTCGCCGGCGTCACGCCGCCAGGCTTCACCAGCTGCTGCTTCCACTAGGCGCGAGATCGCGGCCGCGCGCTCGCGATCGGTGAGGCCTGATCGGAAGATCAGGTTCTCCAGCATGAGCGGCTGCTGCACCGGAAGATAAGCAATCGCCCCGTCGCGATCGGGCTTCATGGCGGCCAGCAAAAACGTCGATTGATGCTCGAAAACATCGCGATCAAGTAGATCTCCGTCGGGCGTCGAGAGCGAAAAGAAGATCGCCTGGTCCTGCTCTTCGGGCGCGATTCTGACGAAGACCCGTTCCATTAGACTGCGGTGACCGTGACCGGGTTTGAGGGCGCCGTCACGCAAAGGATTCGGACAAAACGCGCGCGCAGGATAAGTTCGACGCGCGCCACCCCGCTGGCGTTCATATTGGCCGAGGCCACCGTGCCGGGAGAGGCGCCGCCGAAGGAGATTGAGTCGTATTCGCCCGCGGCGTCGACGTCGGCGTCCTGGATCTGGAACACGCCAGCGCCGATCCCGAGCGGGCAGGAGAAACGAAAGGCCACCGGACCCAGTTGTCCGTCGGGCGTTGCCGGCATCAACCCGGCCGCGATCGAGGCTTGGCCGGCGGCGGGCGTCTCGGCACTAAAGAAAGTGACCGGCACGACCTGGTCGTCGCGGACCGCCTGCAGGGGAGAGTTGGTAGTGGCTTGGCTTCCGTAGAGTGGCATAGGGTTCTCGCTGATTAAATGATGCGTTCGATCGACGCCGACATTTTGGCCGTGGTGGTTCCGCCGCCCACCCACTTGACCACAATGTTTGCAGCGGCGTTGTTGATGTCGAAGGTGTGGCAGGCGTCGTACTCACTCGCCGCACTCGTGGTGAAAGTCAGCGCCGGCGCCGCGGTGCCGGACTGGAAGAGCGGCTCCGCGATGTTCGATTGCGCGTTGCCATTCGAGTCCGTCCAGCTGAGGGTCCAGCCGATGACACCTGAGGTTGCGGCCGAGACGGAGACGGAAACACAGGCGCGATAGGTGCCCACCACAGGGGGCGGCGTCACAGTGAGAACGTTCGCGTCAGCGCTCGTCGTCTCGCTTTTCTGGGAAGTCGAGCCGAGATTGAGCGGCGCTGTGTATGCGCAGGTCGTCGGGATCACCGTCCCCATCCAGCCCGCGGGCGCGATCTTGCAGAAGTTGGTCAGCGTCAGCCCGGTCCCGCTGTAAGTCTCTTGCGTTTGCGCCGATCGCACGTCGACGTTGGTGAGGGTGACGTTCGAGATCAACCAATTACACTTTCGCGTGCCAGCGCCGCAGGCCGTGGCGCCGGAGTTGTTAATCACCTGGATCCCGGTGAAGGTTGCGAGCGTCTGTGAGGCGTCAACATAGTCGACGACGTCATGGATGGTGATGTCCTGCATCACGTCGGTGTCGACCGCCACCGAGCCGCCCAGCTGGAATTTCAGCGTATAGCCGCTCGACGCCGTGCGAATATCGTGGATCGTGCCGTTGCCCATCAATGCACTACCCAGGAAAAGAGAGACGCAGCCGCTACCCGAGCCGCGGGGCGAACCATCCATTACCACGCCGGTTAAGCTGCAGTCGACGTCGTGCAGGTTGAAATGTGTTCCCTGTGGAGTTGTGCCTTCCGCCTCGAAGTTGCGAATCGTGCCCGAGAAGTCCCAGTCGGCGATGGTCCCGAGTGGCTGGAACCCGCCGAGTGATCCGCCGGTCGACGAGAGGCTGAGCGGAACGTAGAAGGTGTAGAGGTTGCTCGATAGAGTGGCTGTAGCGTTGGCATTCAGCGTCACCGTGGCCCCGCTGACGCTGGAAACCGTTCCGAGGTAGGTGCTTCCGCCGCACGATCCGCTCGCATTGGCGCAGTAGTACATTTGCGCTCCCGCGAGGTTTGCATTCGTCCAGAAGTTGGAGTTCGGAGTTCCGGAAAGCGTCACCGAAGTGCTGGACGTCGAAGAACTGGTGATCGTTCCCGGCCCCTGGTTGCCGATCTGCGCGGTTGGGATGTAGGTGGAGTTGCCGGCGTCGTCGTTGGTGGTGCCATCGCAGAGCGGCCCGACGGTGCACACCTGGTCGTTCTTCATCACGATATTTTTGAATGTCCAGCCGGAGTTGAATCCGGTTCCGCCGGTCGACGGCGCATTGAGGCAGTAGGTGCCGGTGTTCGCCGGGGTCGGGCTCTCGTTGCACTCGTAAATGAAGATCGTGTCGGCGACGTTGTCGAAGGTCTGCACCGAGTTCGCGTCCACGTTCAGCGCTGCCGAGGCGCTCTGTTGCAGGATGAGGTTCGACAGCCGAGTGTAGGAAGCGTTGGGGATGTAGAGGCAGTAAACTCCGCACTGCTGCATCGTCGCAGTTCCCAGGCCGATAAAACGGAAGCCGGTGGCGCCGGTAACTTCGAGGTTGGTGTGGCCGACGCCGGTGGTGGTGGGCCCGATCGAGGTGCCCTGCGAGGCGAACAGATCGCCGGTGAACGTGCAGTTGTTGCACACGATCGTGTTGTTGGTGCCGCCAACGATGAAGGGAAAGATGGTGTGGGGCGCGCCGATGTCGTAGGCGCCAGAGACAAAGGTTCCGGCGGAGTTGTAGGAGCCGATCGTTCCCGCGTTCGGCCCGGTGCCGCTGCAGATGGCCGCCGGCGAAGCGTTCAGGTGAAGCTGGGTCGTGCTCACCACAGTGAACGCGCCGAAGTCCACCAAGCCGCAAACCAGGTGGCCGCCGACCAAGGCTGAGGTCCAATTCGTCCCCGAGCCGGTGACGGTCTGGTTGCCCGTTCCATTCATGGCGGTGATGGTGCCTGCGTTGTAGACGGGCTGCGACTCGTCGATGGTCGTGCCATTGAAGACCAGAACGTTATTCGAACCGGAGAGCGTGAGGGTTTTGCTCGGCTGGATCTGCAGCGTGAGCGCCGGGAAGACGTACATCTGCCCGCTGGTCGAGATCGTCTCAGTCCCGACGACTTGTGTCCCACTGAAATTCCCCAGCTGCACCGGCGCGCCGTTGGCGTTCGCGGAGCAGGCGATCGCCTTGGCGATGATGTCGGCGCCGCCGCAGGTCGCGCCGTCGAGGCCGGCATAGAGTGTCGCGGTGTAAAAGTTGTTCTGGTTATTCTGCTGCGCTGGCAGCGGGGAAGGTGTGACGGTGAGCAGCACGGCGCCCAGGATCGAGAGCGCGAGGCAGGTGGCGACGAGGCGTCGGAGTGTCATGGGATCAGTGATTCAGATCGTGGCAGCGGCACTTCCCGGAGCAGCTGCGGTGCACGCCGTGCAAACAGAAGTCGCAGGTGAAACGAGCTAAGGATCGCGGAGTCACACGTCGCACCCGCAGCGAATACTTGCGCCGCAGCCTGGTCATGAATTCGTCGGGGTTCACGATGACCGGGGTCTCTAGGTTTTGCGTGAGAGCATCCATTTAAGTAGAAGGGAAGATCGTGTCGCCGATTCGCTGCAGGTGCGCGCGCATCTCCGCGAATTTCGCGTTCAGTAGTGCGCCCAGCGGATCGCGCTCCGCCAGGCGGAAGTGATCGAGCCAGAAGCCGGCGGCGCCGACGGCGTAGACCGGGACATTTTCATCCGAGAAGATCGGCCGAGGTCTTTTCATCGTGCCACCACCAGGAGATCGCCGCGCCGGCGTAGCAGGGAATGCATTCGCCGGCGATCGGCCAGGACCGACTCGACGCACTCACGGGCGAAGACCGACTCCGGGCTGCGGCCGCTCTCCGCGCCTTCCATTTCGACATCGGCCGCGGCGTCGACCAGCTCGCGGTACATCGCCGGCGAGAGATGGATCTCGATCTTCACGCGGCTGCGGCCTTTCTGTTGAGAGCAAAAAGGGTTAAGTTCTTCCGGATCATAAAGTTGTTTGGTTTCGCCCCAGAAAATCAAAGAAACCAAAGAAATCAAAGCCCTGCAGCCCACGGCGGCGACGCGAGAAACGATCCGAAACCCTTGCTGCAAAAGGCTTTCGCGAAAAGACGGCCTGCGCGCGCCCGCGTTTGGTTTCCGCGGGAAATCAAAGAGAAATCAAAGAAACCAAAAAAGGCCTGGAAATCGCTGCTTTTTTGCTCGCTAAGTTGTTGATGTTTCATTTCGCTCGATATGAAACGCGCGGATTAGGCGGCTGCGGCCCGCTTGCGCTGTCTCCAGCGTGTGGTGCGGCTCGGTCCGTGGCGTGGATCGATCTTTCGCCCTGGCAGCCGGCCTTCGGCGCGCGCCAGAGCCATACCCGCTTTGGTGCGCTCGGCAATCACGTTGCGCTCGAATTCGGCGAAGACGGCCAGCATCCCAAACATGGCTTTTCCGGTGGCCGTGGTGAGATCGAATCCTTCTTTCAAGCTGACGAAGGAAACGCCGGCGGCCCGCAGCTGGCCGACCAGGTCTTCGAGATCGAGCACCGAGCGGCCAAAGCGATCGAGACGCCATACGATCACGGCGTCGATGTCTTGCAATCCTTTTTCCACGTCGCGCATCAGTTTCTGCAGTTGAGGCCGCTTCGCGTTTTTGCCGCTCAACCGGTCCACGTATTCGGCGACGACCGAGTGCCGGCTGCGTTCGCACCACTCGCGGAGCTCGCGCAGCTGCACTTCCGGATTCTGGTCGCGCTTCTGTTGATCGTTGAGCGCGCCTTTCGGCGGCTTCGAGACGCGCGCGTAGAGTGCGACTTTCATCGAATCAGAGATGCTGCTTTGTGGCCGGCTTCGACGCAATCCAGCAATGCCGTGGCCAGCCAGCCGATGATGGCGCCCTCGATCCCGGTGACAAACGTGAGCGCCCAGAGTTTCAGTTTCAGGTCGTGGGCGCGATCGAACAGTACCGCCAGGTCCTGCCGGATCTGTTCGTCGGTGCGGTGGGAGATATAGAGTTTGCGCCATTCGTCCGGGATGCGCTTGAAGGTTTTGCCCCAGGTGTGCATCGCGGTCAGCTGGCGAGATCCTGCCTGGGACTCTGGTAGCACTTCAAAAGTTCGTAGGGAAGGGGATAAGTAAAGGGAAGATCGTGCAGCTCGGGGTGCGGTTCCAGGCTGGGGTAAAAATAGTCGGCATCGAAAATCACTGCCCTGCGTTGGATGACGCGATCGCTCAGGCCTAAGGCTTTCTCTGGGGGCTTCACTTCGCG